GGTTATCTTGGGTCGGTCCTTCACGGCACTTTGGGTAAGCCGGGTGTTTGGGATGATGTCGCGATCAATAACCCGATGGGTAACGCGGTAAAGACGTTCAAAAGCGAACAACCCGTTCTTGACCCGATGGCTACATTCATGGACAGCACCGGCAACGAAGTCGATAGCACTGCGATCCGGGGAACTCTTGGGCGGGTTGTTCGTATTCCTCAGCGGGCTTTATCTGCTGCCGACGAGATCATGAAGGGCATCGCCTACCGATCCCAAGTCACCTCAGATGCTACGACTATGGCTTGGAAGCTGGTGGATGAAGGTGTCCTGACCAAAGACCAGATCGGCGCATTCGTTGCTAAGAAGGTCAAGGCCAGTGTTGATCCTCAGACAGGCGCATTCACCGACCCCAAAGCGATGCAGTATGCGCGTGAAGTTACCTTCCAGCAGGACCTCCCGGCAAACAGTTTCGGTAAAAGCATCCAGAAACTCGCCTCCGATGTCCCGGCACTTCGCACAATCGCCCTACCGTTCGTCAAAACCCCAATGAACCTTCTGTCCCATAACTTCGAGCGAATGCCTGCTATCGGTCTTCTGGCACGTCGTAACCGGGATGCACTGATGAAGGGGACACCAGAAGAACGCGCTGAAGTCCTCGTTAAGCAGGCTATGGGAAGCGCAACGTTGGGCGTCGGTATGCTCATGTCCGAGAACGGTTTGCTTGTTGGCAACCTCGGGACAGGCCGGGAGCGCACACAGGCTGAGATGGGTGGCAAGCTGTCCTACTCAATCAAGGTTGGTGACAGTTACGTCCAGTTTAGCCGGATGGACCCCCGGTTTATCACTTGGGGCCTACTTGCTGACTTCCACCAGATGCGCGGAGAAATGTCAGAGACGGAGATTGGTGAGTTCGTCGGCGCTTTTGGCGCTGTGACGAGTGAGCTATTCATGAACCGTGCTGTCTTTATGTCGGCCTCTAATTTCGTGGAAGCCTTTTCATCTGGTGATCCTGAGAAGACAAAGCAGTGGGCGGCTCGCTACATGGGAAGCTACGTGCCAACGGCCATTAGTAACCTGACGATGGACCGTGAAATCAAGGAAATCCGTGACCTCATGGACGGTGTTCTTGCCCGTGTTCCAGGCGCTTCCGGCATGGTCGAGCCTCGCCGTAATATCCTCGGTGAAGTGGTCGAACGTCCGGCTGGCTGGCCTGCAAGCTGGATGTCACCTATCTCCGTTTCAAAGCAGCTTGACGAACCTGTCCGTGAAATGCTGGCAGGCATGGAGCATGTCTTCACGCCACCCAAGCGCACTGAAGGTACGCTGGACTTTACCAAGCTCAAGTCACCTTCTGGTCAGTCCTTCTATGACCGCTGGCAGGAACTCACAGGCGAGGTGAAGGATAGCTCAGGGAAACGCTTGGCGGACCACCTGAACGCCTTTGCTGAAGACCCGCAGTTCCAGCAGCTTCTCAAAGTTGCCAACGAGACTGACCGGGAGCGCGGGTATGTGTCTAAAGCCAGCGAACTCATTCAGCGCGTTGTGCAAGGTTATCGGCAGAAAGCCTTCAACACTGCGATGAATGAAGCTGATTTCTCGAATGTCAAAGACGCCTACATCGCAGAACGCATGAAGATGAAGGCCGCGCCCACGATGGGCTTCAAGTCGGCTCAGGATTACCTCCAGAACCGCTAACCGACTTAAACACTGAATACTCCGGGACCGCTCGTGGCTAACGCTATGGGCGGTCTCTTTTTATGGAGACGCAATGTCCAAATACAGCGAAGAATTGGGATATGGTAACGGTTCAACGACCGTTTTCACAATCCCGTTCAAGTACCTCGCCAAAGATCACGTCAAAGTTTACGTGGATGGTGAGGAAGTGAGCTTTGAGTGGCTCACAGATTTCTCTATCTCCATCACCCCGGCACCGGCAGCGGGCGTTCCTGTCCTCCGGCGACGTGTAACCCCGATTGACAAGGCTGAAGTAGATTTTCGTGACGGCTCAAACCTTGAGGAGCGTGACCTTGACGTCCAGTCAGACCAGCTTCTTTTCGTCACGCAAGAAACGACTGATGCTTTGAACTCTCGACTGGCCGAAGATACCACTGGAGAATATGACGCTTTAGATAAGCGTATCCAGAATGTTGCCGATCCGGTTGAACCTGCGGATGCAGTAAACAAACAATATGCTGACCAGACGCTTGACGCTGTTGAAGCCGACCGTATTGCTGCTGAAGTAGCCCGCATTGGCGCTGAGACTGCACAGGTAGCCGCTGAGACGGCTCAGGGTGCATCTGAGACAGCTCAAGGACAGGCCGAAGCCAACGCCCTCGCATCCGCAGCCAGCGCACAGGAGGCCCAAGATTGGGTCGAAATGATTGGCAAGTATGATGTTATCCGCATCACTTCCAACTACAACCTGACAGCGGCAAACCTCGGCAACATGATTGCGGTCGATGCTTCGGCAGGCCCGGTTGACGTCAATGTGCCGAGCATTACCATTCTTGGCGAACCCTTCCATTGGCGCACCAAGAAAATTGACACGACCAACAATCAGGTTCGGGTTGTCTCACCGGATACCATTGATGGCTTCCCCGACCCTTACGTGATCACCGCGACAAACGCAGGGGCCACCTTCCAGACTGACAAAGACGTGGAAAACAATATCGTCACGTCTGCCTTTGGCGCATCGGCTAATGTCGTGTCCCGCCCGTTCTTCTTCACGGCAACCGAAGGCCAGACCACGTTCACCGGCCCGGACGACTATGGGAATACCTTGGCGTACACCCCCGGTAAACTCAATCAGGTGGTGGTTGACGGCGACGTTATTGATACCCGTGGCATGACCGCTGCGGATGGTATCAGCCTCGTGTTCCATGAGCCGCTTGTAGCTGGACAGCAAGTCTTCTGTGAGCCGTTCGCCTCGTTCGCCGTGGCGTCTACCTATTCCAGTGGTGAGATTGACAGTCTCCTTACCCGTGTTGCGAACGGTTACATCGGGGAAGTTATCCCGATGGCGGGTAACACGCTCCCGAATGGCCTGTTGTGGTGTGATGGGTCGGAAGTGAGCCGGACGACGTACCCGGACCTTTTCGCCTATCTTGGCACGATTTGGGGTGCTGGTGATGGTTCCACCACGTTCAACCTGCCGGACCTCCGCGAGTGGTTCTTACGCGGGGCCAGTGATGCTTATCCGGTTGGCTCCGAGCAACTTGATCAGATGCAACAGATCACCGGTTCTATTGGAACGCTAATGTTGCCGAATGGCACGTCGCAGGTAGGTGTAGGCGCGTTTACCTTTTCCAGCCTTGGTGTCGTTGCTGACGGTTCATCCAACAGCCGCGTGAAATACCAAGCGGATTTCGATAGCTCCAATTCACCCGGTGCCCGTACAGGTGACGAAACCCGCCCAAGGAACAAGGCGGTTCGGTTCGCTATCAAAGCGTTTCACCCGGTACGCATTCTGACTTCCGGTGCCGAAGGTGTTTCCAAATCTGGTGACCTTATGGAAGGCCCATTGCGGCTTGCGGGTGACGCCGTGCTGGAAGATGAAGCGGTCACGAAGCGTCAGCTCGACGCAGTAGACGCGAAAACCGATTTCACGATCATTTATCCGAATGGTGGGAGTGAAGTTTCACCGGCAAATGTAGTTTCACCAAACCGTTACGTAGAGGCTAACCCGTTTGCGGATAGCCGTGTTAACTGTCGCGTGGAGGTATTTGTGGGTGGCGTTTGGGCTGATCCGGGGTGGGCCTACATTACAGGTAACGGCGGCTATGGGGTGGTGGCAGGTCAAGTCGAAGATCAGATCATAGTGCAGACAGGTAGCTCGGCTTGCGTGGGCACAAGCCCTACGTGCGGAGGTCTTCACGGATATGGTGGGGCTGGCTTGACATCAGTGCCTTGTCGTGTGCTCGTGCATAAAACGAAAGGGACAGTACCGTGACCAGTCAAGCCTTTCAGATCGCGGCAGGTGTGCCCGGTCCACTACCGTTCCGCGTCCTTGTCTGGAAAGTCAAGGGGACGGTTGCGTAATGTCTGATCAATCAAACGACAACCCTGTGTATCTCATGCTTGGCCGGATCGAAGGTAAACTTGATGCCATGCACGGGAAGTCCCGTGAACAGGATGATCGGCTTAATAACCACTCGGAGCGCATCGGGCGCTTGGAGCGATGGAAGGTATGGCTTGTAGGGCTTGCAGCCGGAGTAGGCGCAGCCGCAAGCCAACTTCCCGAACTAATCAAAGGACACTAATGGGTAAACTTGATGAACTCCTAGAACAGCTTCATGAGGGACTTGCCCGAGACCTTCTGAAGCGCGTTACGTCAGGCGAAGCAACCGCATCTGACCTTAACGTTGTCCGCCAGTTCCTCAAAGACAACGGCATCGACAATGTTCCGAAGAAAGGTAGCCCGTTTGGTGAGCTGGTAAGTAGCATCCCGGACGATCTGCCGGACGAAATCCCCTACAACTAACACCCTCCAGAAGCCGCCCAGGAGTCGCTCTTAGCGTCTTCAGGTCCTCCAGCTATGTCTGCCTTCCGAAAACCCTGAGAGCTTCTCTTGGGGCTTCTGGCTGGCTTATGGAGACATCCCCTGCATGAGTGCAGAGAAAGCCGGGTGGTGGCGCAAAGAGTTTCCACCCGACCAATGGCGCATCTTCGAGGATTTCAGGTACTTCCTGCTTCTCGTATGGTTGCAGCTAAACCTTCCTCACCCCACACCAGTTCAATACGACATTGCCGACTTCCTGCAACATGGCCCACGGCGCTCAATCATTGAGGCTTTCCGTGGTGTCGGTAAATCATGGATCACCAGCGCCTATGTTATCTGGCTGCTTCTCCGTGATCCACAAATTAAGATTATGGTCGTATCCGCATCCAAAGAACGTGCGGACCAATTTTCGACCTTTACGTTGCGTCTCATTGCCGAGATGCCTCTCCTAAACCACCTGCTTCCCAAAAGTGACCAGCGGCAATCCAAGATCGCATTCGATGTTGGACCCTCGCAGGCTGACCACTCACCTTCGGTCAAATCCGTTGGTATCTTCGGACAGCTCACCGGCTCCCGTGCAAACGTGATCATCGCCGATGACGTGGAGGTCCCGAACAATTCCGAGACCCAAGGGATGCGGGACAAGCTTTCTGAGCGCGTGAAAGAGTTTGACGCAGTTCTGAAGCCGGGTGGCCGCATTATCTATCTTGGGACGCCGCAATGTGAGGACAGCCTTTACAACCAGCTCCCCGAGCGTGGGTATGAGGTCCGTATCTGGCCTGCGCGGTATCCGGCTGCAACAGCTTTAGGGACTGTCTACGGCTCCCGATTGGCTCCACGTCTCTTGGAGAAGCTTGAAGCTGACCCGAAGTTGGCTTTGAAGCCTACGGACCCCAAGCGGTTCTCGGCGGAAGACCTCATGGAGCGTGAAGCATCTTATGGTCGCTCCGGGTTTGCCCTTCAGTTCATGCTTGATACACGACTGTCTGACCAAGACCGTTACCCGCTGAAGCTTACCGAACTTATCGTCATGAGCCTCAACGACAAGGCTGTCCCTGAGAAGGTCATCTGGTCTGCTGATCCGCAGTATGTACTCAAGGACCTCAACTGTGTCGGCCTCAACGGTGATCGGTATTATCGACCGGCTGTGACAATGGGCGACTGGTTGCCCTATCAGGGCGCAATCATGTTCATCGACCCATCCGGGCGAGGCTCAGATGAAACTGGTTATGCCGTCGTCAAGATGCTCAACGGTTATCTCTATGTGACTGCCGCTGGCGGTCTCCGGGGAGGTTATGACGAAGAAACCATGATCGCGCTGGCGAACATTGCAAAGCGTGAGGCTGTAAATGTGATCGTCATTGAAAGTAACTTCGGTGACGGGATGTTCAATCAACTTCTCAAGCCATACCTCCAGCGCATCTACCCTTGCTCGATTGAAGAAGTCCGATCCAATAAGCAGAAAGAGCTGCGGATCATTGATACCCTAGAGCCTGTCATGAACCAGCACCGTCTGATCGTTGATCCCAAGGTGATTGAGCATGATATGGCATCGACCCGCGACTATCCGGCTGAGAAAGCCCTGAAGATGCAGCTTTTCTATCAAATGAGCCGCATCACGAAGGATCGCGGGGCGCTGGCCCATGATGACCGATTGGATGCTCTTGCGGGAGCGGTGGCCTATTGGGTCGAACAGATGGGCCTTGATGAAGATCAGGTCATCCAAGATCGACAAGAAGCAATTCTCGAAGCCGAACTTCAAGCTTTCACAGGGTCACCAGTGCTGACCATTGATCGCCTTGCCCTCGGCATGACGTTTGAACAAGCCTCTATGGTCTCCGATGGTGACGGTGGCTGGTTCGAAGAATATTGAACAAAGGAAACTAAATGACTGCCTATACCGTACCGGGAGCACAGACTATCGAGATTGGTGTGACCACCGATAGCGGCACCTCCTACAAAGCAACCCGCATGACTGTGACACGTGACGGCCATGGACGGATTGTCTTCAACGATGGTGTGAAGGATATCGTGAGCCATTCCTCGGATGAAGGAATTGCTAAGTTATTCAAGGAACTAGCGGCTATTGCTGCCAGCTAAAGTGATCGGGGAGGGGCCTATTAGGCTTCTCCCTTATCCTCTTGATTTACTTGGGGTTTCAATTAGGTTGCACCTAAGAGAAGA